ATCGATGTTAATACCATCGGAATTACGGAGGATGTTGAAGGTTCTGTTTGCTGCAGCTTCGCCCCACTGACCAGCGGTCAGGGTAGCACCAACTTGCATAACAGCTGTTTCATGGGAACCCTGATAAAGATATGCAGACTTCTCCTTCAGAACACGAGCGTAGTAGTTATCTTCGCCAATCGTGGTTTTAGCATCGAGTGCTTTCGATACGCCGAGGAACTTCTCAAGGAGAGTACCAGGAGTACCTGTCAGTTTACCATCGAAGTCAATGACCAGGATGTGCAGTTCGTCATCAACGCCACCCTTTTGCTCAACAAAACGAGTAGTGCCAGGACGACCAGCAACAGATGCCCAACGAGCGCCAGGTGCATACTCTCTGGTGTCGTACTCGCTAACGATTGTGTCGATTGCGACGATGTTAGCAGCGGTCAGAGGAGTAACTGCATCAATCTGGTCATCCGTCAGGGCGTCGCTAACAGCAAAGTTGCCAGTGGAAGCATCATCCTGCTTGATATACAGAATACGCTCAACACCTGTGATGGTTGCAGAAGCAGATACAACGTTAGACAGAGACTGACTGATAACGTCAGTTGCTTCGATAACGTGTGCAAAGGGGTGAACTGCCTGAGCAGCAGAAGTGTCGAAGAAGACTTCCAACTTCTTATTAGCAGCATCATACGAACGAACGCTGATGCCAGTGAAGTCACTAGAACCATCATTGACGTTTGTCTCGTCGATGCTGGCATCTCCAGTAACTTTGAATGTACCAACAACATTATCCAGAGTCAGGATAACGCTATACTTATATACCTTACCAGTTGCAGTAGTACCACCAGAACCAGATGCTGTAAGCTCATGGTCCAGGGGGAACAGAGGTTCTGCGGTTACGGTTGCGTCAGGAGTGACGTGTGCTTTCCAATCGGGACCAGCATCGGTAACATAAACGCGAACGCTATTGCCATAGGTTCCAGGAGTTCTTACTGCATACTCCCATGCGTTTGTGTTACTGGTTTCATATGTGGTCTCATACTCTTGCAGGTTTTTAATCTTAACTGCGTTACCTGCACCAGCGTTTGCTGCTGCATCATAAGCACTGATAGCATTCTTCAAAGAAGCTGCATCAGTACGAATGGTTTTAAGAGTACCACCATAGCTCAGAAACTGAGCAGCGGTGAACCATGCTTCATAGTTGTCATTATTTGGTTTGCCAAATTTCGCAACAAGATTCCTCTCATTGGAAATTTCAACGATTTCTTCTACAGGTCCGCGTTCAAACGGGGCGGCGAGAGCACCGACATTTGCTACAGCAGCGGTAGATACTGTAGTGAAATCCCTTTCCTGAACGACTACACCTGGCGATAGTTGCGAAACTGCCATGTTACTTTTTCTCCTACAATTTGTTGTTGTGGATTTCTATAGTTATTTATTATTTTGAAACTTTACCTAACGGTATTCCCACATGTAGGCGCGGTCTCCATACTCGTCTGTGTGCCAGACATCTCCACCTTCCACAAAACTATCCGCACTTAATCCGTCATCAATGAATCCAAAGGGAGCCATGTCTTCTTCAATCGACTCTCTCTGGTCCTCAAAAATTCTCTGACGAATATCATCATCATGCAACTCTTTGAAGTATGGTTGCATCGTCAACCAAGAGAAAATAACCAAACACATTGCAAGGTCATCATTACATCCCTCTTCTGCTTGGAATGTTTGACCTTTTTCAATGAAAGTAGTTAGCTCTGAAATAATATCATAATCTTTAATTACAAGTTTATCTTCTTCAATAACTGCCTTGAGGTTAGAGCATCCAACCTTCTTAACTGCGGTAGACATTTTGACACCAAGTTGCACCTTGCCGCCAGAGAATCCTTGACCTACAACCTGTCCTGCGCGACCACGCATAGAAGACATCAACAGGTTATCATACTCCAAATCAAATTGAATGATGTCTGCTACCTGACCACCAACATCATTCACTTCAACTAGAATGTAAGCATGATTGTAATTTTTTGCCACATCTACAATGATGTTAGGGAACATCATTGGTTTGATTGTATTACTCCTATACTTAGCAACTAACTGATACGGGAAGGACGTTGTATCTACCACAACAAATGCGGAATAGTCGTTAGCAACACCACGAGCAACGTCGGCACATATTACATAAGAGTGCCCTTCTTTCACCTTCTCAAAAATATCTAAACCTTTATTGCGTACCAGAGGTTCTTCATAAACCATCGTCCGCAACTTACTAGGACTAATCAGTGTGTCAACAGAACCAAGGAACTCACACTCAAACTCAACCTTGAACTGTGCTTCTGATGTGTTCCTGATAGTTTGTTCTTTCCATGCAGCATCTCTCCCTGGTACTTCAGACCAGTGAACCTCTGTTGCAACATATTCATTCTTCTGGCGTTCCGCATCATGCCACAACTTGTAGAACATGTTCATGCCGTGAGGCGTGGAGATGATGATTACCTTGGTAGATTTACCAGATGAAATAGTAGGATAAACAGAACTAAAGAACTGGTCAGCGATATGATTCGGAATGAACGCGAATTCGTCCAGAAAAATGACGTTAAAAGACATACCCCTGACGGCACTAGCAGAAGTAGATGCAGCCAGGATTTTACTTCCATTTTCCAATTCCAGACTACCTCTGTTCCATTGGAGGATTCCTTGCTGGAGCCACTTGGGGAGGTTTTCATATGATAGTTGCAGACGTTGTAACATCTCTCTAGCAGTCGCTGCTTTGTTAGCGAGGATTGCTACGTTGACGTTTGAGTTGAACAGAGCATAATGCAGCAGATATGAGACAACAGTAGTTGACTTACCAGACTGCCGAGGTAACTTTGCAATATTGAATCGATTGTTATGGAACCGATTCAACATATTCTTTTGAAAGTCGTACATCTCAAATGGTACGAGACCTTCGTCAAGAGACACAATCTTGATGTAATTTTCTACGAAATACACGGGGTCTTCACTACATTTGATAAACTCCTCAACCTGCTCAGGAGTAAAATCAATTGTAGTATTTGCCTTCTTTAGATTGGGGTTACCAAGATACTGCTCGTTATTACTCATTGTCTGTCAATCTCTGGGTGATTCTGGAATACGATGCTAAATCTACCAACTCCCTGGTGGAACTTGTTAGGTGCTCTACCACCATGAATCATAGAACCAGGAAAGATAACCAACCTGCCTGGTTTGGGAATGACTGCTGCACCAATCTCTTCATCTTCAATAAAGACAGTCTCTCCGCCCCAGGAGAAATCCCACATCTTATTACCATACACCATAAAACTTACAGCGTCTTCACTATTACCGTCAATATGCAACTGCGCTGAATCTCCGTATCTAAAGCAGTTGTACAGAACACGGTGAAACTTGGGAATGTTCATACTAGGAAGTCTTTCCTTGAACATTTCAATAAGCATATACTCAGTTGCACCAAATTCTGGTGGTGTGTATAGCTTACCAAGAGACCAAGAGTTTCTCTCTTCGCCTGGTTTATCATAAATCATCTCCCAATGCTTAAACATTGTGAGGTAATTATCCAGTCTCTCAATTTCATCACGTTGAAGAAAATCATCAATGATGATGACTCTCCCCAGGGTTTTCATCTGCATCGTCAAATTCATTCATTGCCATACGTATTATGTAGACAACTATGTAAAGGACCCCTGCCAGAAGAAGAAGTAAGGAGAAGATGATACTCCAGGTGGGGTCATTAACATCATTTAATGGTTTGAGTATATGCAACATTCTTCTGTGAAGCAATTAAGTTTCTTCATCATCTTCGTGGTCGTAAGTTAAACGACAATCCCACAATGAATCATCCCAATCTGGTTCATAGATGGGACAAGGTTCCTCAAAGAGATGTGCAAGATGTAATTCATGGATTCTCTCTCTGAGTTGCTTATGCAAATCGTGGGATTTCATTATGGATTGTGATTTCTACCGTCTTTAATTTTATTATATCCCCAGACTGCGAGGGTGCCGATACCTAGACCAGCAATACAGCAAAGTAACATGTGAATAATGTGTTCGTAGGTTGAGTGGTCAGCGTGGTTCATCCGAAATACATTACAGAGAGTGTGAAGATAACAAAGATGATGATAGTAAACATCATCAATCCTACACCTGCCCAGACGACCCAAGCAGGCATAGGTTCATAGTTGTGATTATGAGACATGTACTGTCCCAATCATGCCAGCCCCTTTATGGGGAGCACACCAGTAAGTATAATCCCCTGCCTCGGGAAATGTCACCTCAAAGTCTTCTCCTGGCAACATAGCGAGACCTTCGTGGCTCAACTCAGGATGGTCTTCCACAATAACATTATGTGGAGGAAGCATGTTGTTGATGAAATGAACTGATTCACCAGCAGCAATAGAGACCTCTGCTGGTTCAAAAACTAGGTTGCCATTAGCACCCATTTGGACATCTACTGCCCAAGCAGGAGCAGCGATAAAAAGTGTAGCAAAAAGTGTAACTAGAAAGTTTCTAATCTTCGTCATTCTTGAGTAATTCCTCAACTCTACGGCGCATGTTTTCCATGTCCCGCTTTATATAACGTTGAGAATAACCATGATGCTGTCTCATTATCATGGTTCCCTGATAAAACATAGTTGCTGCAAATACTAGCAGCAAAACTATACCAACTACTTCAGCGTGATGTTCAGCCATGGCAGAACAGGAGGAATTACTCCAATAAGTCGAAGCAGACCTTCAGCAAAAAGTGCAAGAACAACCCACCCAACACACATAGAGATAATTGAAGCATTACGATTATGCTTTCGTATGGCAGCATCAATCATCTCCTGTGCTTCAGCTTTAGTTATTAGTACGTTGTTGTTGGTCATCGGGAAAATCTTTGTCGAGGGTCTCAAACCGTTCCGCCCATGTTACTCCACCTTCTTTACCCCTGCAGGGATTGATGCAAGTGTCATCACCTAGTTTATTACAAACAAGTCCAGCAAGGTCAAGTTCGTTTCCTTTCTTACCTGTTCCAGACCAGTAGTGCTCTCCGTTGAGCCATAATGCACCACATTTAGGACATTCCTTCCTATCCATAGATAGGTCGGATAGTTCTTTGTCAGTCATCGTTGTGGAGCTCCTGAATAATTTCCTTATATTCTGCGGTGCTTTTGATTAGTTGTGCCTTGAGTTTTCTTGCCATCAAGTACATACGAAACCTAACCCAAAGATAACGCAGTTCCAAATCAAGATACGCGAAAAGTCGCATAGTCGCATCCACACCTGCATATGCCACTAGACATATGAAAATAATAAAGCACAGGTAGAATGCCAACATTGGTATCGAGCGGATACTATAAGTATAGTACTATTTACCAAAGTTGGCAGCTACAATAGGCTACAATTTTGTCGTTTTGTAAACAGAATTGGGGGGTAACTGCATAAATTACAGGTTTACTCAACAATTCCAAGCTCTCAGGGACTTATTGATTCTGCTATCAGGGTCCGATGCAGTCTTCTTAGAGGTAAGTTTCTTTTTCATTCCACTCATTCGAGCGCAGAATGATGCGCGACGGGGGTTTCCAACCTTCTTGCTTGGTGCTTTAAGGTCGCTTCCAGGATTTTCTCTCTCGTAAGACTTTCGTCCTTTTTCGTTAAGTCCGCCTGACTCGGACTTACCAGACTTTTTTGTCCAGGATGCTGCTTCATTCGTTTGTTCCTTTTTCTTATCTCTTTGTTTGAGATACTTACTGAGCTGCCTTTGCTTCAGTTGACGAATAATTTCCGAACGCTTGCTGAGATAAGGGGGTTTCGTTTTTTCAATTGCTTTGATGGCAACATCAGTTGCAGTACCTTCTTGAAAATCAAGTTCTTCTTTTTTCAAACCCAAACGACCAAGTAAAGACTTCTTCTTAGGTTTAGCAGATACAGAACCACCCTTCTGACGCTTAGCATAGTCCATGTAAGACTCACCAGGACGCAGTTTCTTAGGGTCCGACTTGGGTTTGGGTTTCGATGAAGAGGCACGGTCCTCGCGAGCACGTTGATTTGCACCAGGACCACCCAACTTACGGTCTTCTTCGGGGTCTGGGTGCCACAAATCAGCACGCTCATTGACATGCTCTACTTCTTCTTGGCGAAGCGACTTACGACGCTTCTTCTCCATCTGTTTACGAGTAACAACTTCTCCTTGACCACGATTGGCATCAGGGTCATAGTTATTGGGTGGAGTATAGTTGCTTCCAAAAGCTTTGATGTTTTGTTTTACACGAGCAGTATGTTGCTTATTGCTCATACGACGCGAGTCTTCACAAAACTGTCCAAAGGTCAAGAGAGTTTCGGTTTCTGCGATGCTTTGATTGCTTTCTTCTGAAACTTCTTCTTGACTGACATAGGCGGTTTCCTCTTTAGTAGTTTTTTTGGGTTTC